TTGATAATACGATATAAAATCCGGTATCACTGACAAATCATAAGTGATTCGTGTATACCAATTTTGTGACATTTAATTCCAATCTTCTGGATCGTGGTCTTCGTCTTCGTATTCTTCGTATTCTTCTTCTTGGAAGTGTTGTTCAGCATATCCTTTCAATGCCTTAGTGATATCTTTATCTTTAAATGCATCTTTGATATCTTCAACTTCATAATTGTTGTCCATCAAAAAATTAACTAAAGAATCTGCCGCTTCACTACGGTCATTCAAGTCAATATGGTCACGCAAGATTTCCCAAACTTCTACAATACTATCTAAACTCATTGTACTGCCTCCTCCGTTGATTCAGTACTTATTGTTTTTTCGCTTTTTTTGCTAAACTCTTCCATGACTTTATCTAAACAACCGCCTTCATTACTTTCCCAACCTTTACGAAACATCTTTAAGATTTCCCCGTCTTCGGTTGTGTATGATAAGCGATTGCCTTCTTTAGTAAGCAGTTCATTCTTTTCAAACAAATCAAGTAAACCGCTGTATGGGTTCATACCTGTTTCATATGGAATCTTAATCTGTAGTGTTTCAAAGGGTTTAGCATATCGTGTTTTCATAATCTTACATGCGGCACGAATACCATTTACTTCTGAAACTTTGTTACCATCCTCATCTTCTTTTAATTTGAGTTTCTTCATAGCAACAAGAATACTACTTGCATACACAAAACCTTGACCTCCTGATACTTTGTCATCTGGATCAAACATATCCTGACTTGCATATGTGTGATTAGTTGCAACCATACCAATGTTTAAGTTACCAAACATATTAACTGAATTGCGAACAAGTGCGGCCAATGCTTTAGGCTTACGACCCATGTCACCCTTCATATCACCTGCTTCAAACTGATTCACATCAGTTGGAGTCAATAACATTCCCAAACTATCAATGACAAACAATACTTTAGGTCTGTCATCTAGTGGAAGTGTTTTATAATCAGTTACAAATTTACTGATTGTCTTGGCTACGTCATCAATCATAGCCATGTTTAGTTTCAACAATTTATCTTCTGTAGTATCAACACCTAAGGCGTGTAACCACTTCTCATCTAACGCATTTTCCGAATCGATGAGTACCACAAAGATACCTTGTTGTTGAGCATGGCGAACCAAGTTACCGGAGCAAATAAAACTCTTTCCGGAACCAGACTCGCCAGCAAATACAGTGACTTTACCAAGAGGAACGCCTTTGTTAAAATCACCACTAATAAGATAGTTAAGTGCATAATTTCCTGTATTGATCCAATCGGTCGGATCATTAAACCCTATACTAAGACCTTCAATACTCTTAGTAATTTCTTTTCTAAATTTACTTACATCAAATGGTTTACCCAATTTTATCTCCAATATGTTTTCCGTTAGTGTACACACTAAACTGTTGTTTATCAAGCAGGTCGGGACATTTCTCTGCTAATGAATCAATTTCATAATCCATTGGGTAGTGTCGTAGTGCCGCTCTTGCTTTGTCCCGAACTATGCTGGGTACCCTTGGTGTTTTACCAGGGTCACATAGTTCCTCTAATAGTTTTTTACCTTGCTTTAAGGCTCGGTATCTTTCGTCTGGTAATGTCATTACATTCTCCTATTAATAGGGGACCGAAGTCCCCGTTTTAATTAAGCAGTTTTTGCTTGTCTAGCACGGATCATTGCGAGAATGTCTTGTGCTTTATCACTGCTAGGAGCTGATGTAGGTACTGAGATGGGAGATGATGCTGTTGCAGGTTCGTCAGTATCAAATGGTGCAGACTCTGCTATAGGTGCAGTCGCGGGTGCGCTAGTTTCAGTAGACGCTTGTGTTGCTGCCGCTGTCGTTCCTGCAGGTGCTTCTAAACCATAAGGTCTGTAATAATTACCCCAACGTTCATTGTCGTAAGGTTGACCGTCTACGCTTGCTTCAAACATTTCTTTCATAATGCGTAGTTCTGCTTCGCCTGGCTTCTTAGGCAAGAAGTCAGTCATATTGAAAAGACCATGTGACTCAATTGCTGCCAATTCAAGTTCGGTCAATGCGCTTTCTTTACGTGCCCAGTTGCTAGTTGAATAGTCAGCATAACCACCTTTGCTTGTTTTCTTAACGTTGAAGTCAAGACCACGCATATAGTCTGTTGGCAATTCTTCCATTTCTGGATCCATAATACTTGCTTTAATAATAGCAAAGATTTGTGGGCTGATAACAAATCTGCGAATTGGGTTCGCAGGAGTCTTGTCATCACCAAGAGGATTTTGACGAACAAAACCTTGGAATAGATAACTACGTTTCTTCCAATACTTGTTAGCCAATTCTTTCAAACTTTCGTCTTTATACCAAGGACGAACTTCTGCTAAGATTGGGCATGAAGAACCATCATTGTACATTTCCACACAAGGGATTTGTACTTGAACTTGTTTTACATTTGAATCACCCTTTACGCCATTAAAAGGTAGTTTGATGATTTGTCGTTCAACCCAGAAAAATTCATTTTTTGTGTTACCGTCTGGTAAGAAACGCAATGCGGCTGTTGTGCCTTCGTCCATATTCCAGTGTGGGTAAATTGAGTTGTCAGATTGTTGGTTGCTTGAACCAGTTGACTTGTTTTCTTGTGCCGCGATACGGGCACGAATTTCTGCTAAAGATGCCATAATATTTTCCTTATTTCATTGACGTTGTGTCTTTTTAATTGTCGCTGTCTCCCTATGAGACAACTAACATCAGAGTCAAGTATACACTACTTTTCTCTAATGTCAAGTATATTTATGCCTTATAAGGGCGAATATAATATATTATATAGCGTAATTTGCCCGTTTTATAGACCAGAAAGTTTTTTGATTCTGACCAATACTGGATCAATGCCTTCCGCCACACCTTGTTCTTCCATAAAGCCCGGCTTAATACCATGATTCCTTTTAAAGAGTCGGTGAAATTCTTTAGATGGTTTAACTGATTCGGGTTCAGAGGTAGTACCTTTAACCTGTTGTATTCTTTTCACTACTTCATCTCTATACTCTTGACGGTTAGGGACATTTGTCCACCCATACTCAGCATAGTTTACTATGGTCTGTGCATCTTTGGGACTTAGATTTGGAAATTCAGCTATCAAGTCTTGTGCGTTGTAGTGCCCGTATCTATTCCAAATAGCTTTGTCATCCATTGCACTTTCTGGCAGTTGTGGTTTGTGTCGTGCATGAGTACTGCGTGGTTGACCTGCTTGAACTCTTGCATCACCACGCTCGTCATGGCCCAATCGGGCTTGAATGTTGCGCTTAGTTGGGCGATTTCGGTTATCCATACGATTAGGATCTAACGGATCATTTATATCTTGTATATTTTCACCTTCCGCCATGCCCTGTGATGAACCTTCTATCTGTTTGATAGCGTCATACAAAACCCATTCTAAATGACCTGTATATCCTTGTGGGAATTCCATTTTACCACTTTGTACTTGTTTTGCTACTGCTCTTAACTCGGCTAATTCATTTACTGTATCCTGAGCTCCTTGTTCTTGGCTGTCTCTTAGTGCATTGATAGCATCATATAATGCTACTTCTAATTGGCTAGCAAATCCTTGTGGGTACTCAGCTTTCCCGGTTTGTATTTGTTTGATTGTGGATCTTAAACTTACTAGAGCATTTACAGTATCATTTCCACCTTCTGCTAATCCTTGTTCTTTACCTTTACTTAGAATGGCATGCATTGCTTTTGCGACTTCACGTTTCTTAGTACTATCCATAAACGATTTTGCATTGCGTTCTGTTTCTTGCCATTCAGGACTATCGTAATCTGCTTCTTCTGGATCAACATAATCATCACTATCGTCAACTGATTTGATAGTGCTATCCATTAAACTATCAGCCCATTCACCTAATGCAATTACTTCTTCCATATCTTTTTTAGTTTCAGTAATATTCTTACTTAGTTTGCTTAGTATTGGCATTACACTTTCAATGCGAGGGTCTAAACTTGCACTCATAAACATTTCACTTAAGTCAACTTGTTCTTCATCTTCCATTAGTGCAGGTGCATAACTTTCAAAATATTCATTGTAACCACGCTTACCTGATAGTTTGCCCAATGTTTCACGTAGTTTTTGATAATGATTAATACCTTCAGTAACTAAACTTTGTGCTGATTCATTAAACTGTCCATTGCGAGTAGCACGAACAAATCCTGCCATCTTTTGATATTCTTCGCATAAACTTGTTAGATGATTCCAACGCTCATCATTTGGTTTGCCACCTTCAGCAATATGTCTTACGTATGTACGTGCAAGTCCTGGCTTTGTTGTTGGTAATAGAATTCTTTCACCGTCTTGATTCTCAACGAAAATCTTTGCGATGTTGCGATATCTTTGTTCACCTTCTTCAATAGGGCGAGTATGTTGAATACGCATTGTAACTGCTGGGATATTGTTGTTACCGCTAGCTGTTCTGCCGATTGGATAATATCCTTCGTTAACTTGTTCTTGTCTTTTTGTGTGTTCTCTTTTTGCCATATCTGCCTCTAAATTAGATTGGTCGCTACGTTCAAAACTTAATTGTCTATTAGTTGCGAAACGCTTTAATACATTTGTTAATTGTGAAAATGAATTACTGTCCTGTGATCCATTCTTTGGACTGTCTGCAACTTCTTTACCATAGTAAATTACCAGTTGGCGTAATCCATCAAGTGTTACCCAGACTTTACCGTAATCTTTACCGTCTTTGCTGAACATGAATTCAAATACTTCAGCTTCTTCGGGTACAGGCACAGTATCACCTGCACTATCTTTACTAATAGGGTTGAATCCACGGCTTTTTAGCAACCCGTAAATTTCAGTTTTTAATGATTCTTGTTCTTTGGACATAGTGTATTTATCAATTTCTTTAGCTTATCACCGCAAAGAAGGGCAACGGGGCTATAAATTCTTCATGGTCACGTAAATGATTGTCTAAATCTACGTGATATTCGCTTAGTTGTTGCATTACTCTAACTGAAAGTAGTGAGGCCATTACCAAATCATCGGTATCTCCGATCTTAGCCGCATAGCTTCCACCATGGGCTACAAATGCTTTTAATTCGCTGATTAGACTATGACTGTTAATGGTCATCTTTTTACTCTCTAGCAATGTTTTGAACTTTGCGCAGGCTGCTAATTTAGATTTCTGTGTAGTGTTGAAGCCCTTACGCTTTTTTCCGGGCTCGGAGATAAAGATACCCGGTATATTACTTTCACCAAATTCATTTAATGAGACTAATGCAGCCTCACCAATAGTATTATTTTCTATACTATAATAAATGCTATTTGGTTCATTGGTACATTCAACAATATATCTATTAATCTGTGCTAACAATTTAATTTGACTTGGAATATCAGTACGATTATGTTTCCACTCACCTATCTGTGTGGTTGTATTTGCTTCAAATATTTGAATGGCTGCTGGATCACTACCTGTACCAAGACTTGGATCTAATCCAACAGCATATACGTTACCCTTTTCAGGACGTTTATACCAACGAATCTGTCCTATGCGATGTGTTGGTTCGTTACCCTTTAAATCAATCAGTGTGTTAGGATTTATCAATGTCTCATCAGCAATTAAGAATTCACAACCAATTTCTCGACGGAATCTATCTTCACCGAGTTGTGCTTTCATCTCCTCAGCCCATTTATCATCACGACCGGGCTGTTCACTCCAATGTGCTTGATAGGATCTAAATCCGTTTACACCTATTTCTGTCTTATTACCAAACTCATCTTCTGTTTTGTTTGCTCCCTTCCAAATGAAGGCAAATTGATCCTCATCACTATTAGGTGTACTAGTAATAATTGCTTTACCACCAGTTGACAATGTAGGAGTAATAGATGTCCAAAACTCTTTTGCAATACTTGGGCGCACGAATGCAAACTCATCTAAGTATAATAATGTGATAGACATACCACGACCAGTATTTTCAGTAGTTGTTGCTGATACAATACGTGATCCGTTTTCAAAGTCTAGTGAGCCTTTGTTGTATGTTGTTACACCTGCTTTAATGTGGTCAGGACAGTTTTCATATGCATAGCGAATACGTTGCATAATTTCCTGAGCACCTGTGTATTTGTGAGCCGCAATTAGAATTGTACTGTCTGGTACAAACATAGCATACCAAAGTAAATATCCTGCGGCTGATGTTGACTTACCTGACTGTCGAGGCATCAATGATATGCTGAAACGATATTTGTGATATGTTTCAATCAATCGTTTTTGATATGGCCAAGGATGATACACCATACTACCCTTGGTTGGGTGCTGAATCATGAAGAAGTTATCCATGAAGTATAGATGACCTGTATCAGGGTCACAACACTTTATGAAATCATCCAGTTCTTTGTCATCCTTAAACTTTGTCTTAACATAAGGATTTTTAACTAGTGTAGGTGTACTGCTCATGCAACTATTTAGATACCGTTTGTGACTGGGTTATAAAACAATTTACCTGTATAGTCTGTTGTAGTTAATGCCATATTATTTTCCTACAGGTTTTTCGCCGGTTAAGTATGGTTTACTAAACCACAGTTGGAACCACTCAGGAGTTCCGGGTTGTATGTTATGTTTTTTCATTAGTTGACCCTTCTCAGATCCAGTAATACTGATATTACTTTCTTCACCTATAACTTGAGGGGTAATTCCGCTAAGTTTCTTTAAATCTTCTAGGGTAGTATCAACGTTTTCTTCACGTGACGGAACGGATTTGATTTTCTCAAATCCGTTCATTATTTTAACTTGGGTCCATACATTAAAAGTCATGTATGTATTTAGCTGGAATTATTTAATATCTAAAGGACAGCGTTTATATGCCATCATAATCATGTATTTTTCACGAATTTTAGTGTTATCGGGTTGGTCAATATCAAATTCTAGTGTGTTACATACTGTTGGGGCGAAACCTGCACGATATAATAACGCATCCCATTGTTTGATACCAAATACACTATATTTATTAGCACTATATTCATGCTTATGTTCTGTATCAGGAAAGGGAGTTTCCATATAGATTTGTCCCTTTAATTTTAACAATCTGTTATATTCAGCTAATGTTAGAATTGGGTAAGGACTATGTTCCATTGAATGTCTACAGAAAATAAAATCAACGCTTTCATCGTAGTATCCTTCTTTCTGTGGTAGAAAAGTCATATCATAATTTTTTACATTATGACCTTTTTCTCTACAAATTTTTGTATCAGTTAGACTTAGTGTAATACCAGTGACATTAGTATATCCCCTGGCTTTCATTGAATCTAAGAAATAACCAGATCCACATCCCATGTCTAATATATTAGCGTCTTTGGGTAAGTTTAATGGATCAACGTAATTCTCCACCATTTTTTCTGTCAACTCACGATGATAGTCAGGAAGTTCCTGTTCAACCATGTGCGCGGTATACAGCCATTCATTGAAGAATTTAAGTTTAATTAAGTCTAGGGTGTTGTTGATATCAATCATGTTTCTCTCTAAAAGTATCAATTACTTATGCAGAGAAATGACGATATTATTTTTTCTTAGATTTAGTTCCGTAACCAGCAAATCCCATCATAGGACTTGTTTTGTGCGTGTCATCTAATTCTTTGCTTTTCATGTCACCTTGATTAAGGTCTTTGTATGCCGCGCCAACAGCTTTATATGCTTGTTTTAGCATATCCTGTTCTTGTTGTGTATACGGATGTGTAGATTTCTGTTTACCAATCCAACTCTTTGCTGACATGTCAATTGGATCTTTTCCATTTGCACCGGCTACTGCCATACCCAAACGATAAGCAGTATAATCTCCGCTGACATGTTCACTGTCACCGTATGTATTCAATCCCTTAGTTGATTGAGACTGTCTTTTAGATATCTTCTTTTGGCTTGATTCAGCCATAAATTCATTTGCTCTCATTATGATACGTCAATAAAATATGATACCAAATGTATTAACGTTACATTAGGGATCGGTGAAACCATTATTCGTACATTTCCGAATGAAATGTCCGCATTATATCTTGTTACAGGTGTACCGTTAAATACAGTACCAAACACTGTATGCTGGGCACGTATACCATCTGTACGTTTATTGACAGTCATTGATGCACTTTGACTATCATTATTATCAGGATTATGAGATGTAATCTGTAATCTCATAGTTGTAAAATTATATTGAGGAATCTCATAAACAACTTGATTTGCAACATTACTGTATGTAGTCACGTTAGCAGTGTTGATAGCAATATTAGATAAGTTAATACCACCATTAATAGCAATGTTACCGGTTGAAGTAACATTACCGATAGCAATCAAGTCACCAGTAGCATAGATATTACCTACTTGCAAATCAGCTTGAATATTTTTGTTTCCTGTAGTAAAGAAATTCAATGTATTATAGGCTTCACCTACCGTAACGTTCCCTACATGCAGTGCATCTCGTTTACTTAACCAAATATTTGAAATTAATTTAGAGCTACTACCAATATTAACAACTTCAGTTGTTAGCGGGACAAGATTAGTATCCATTCTAACTGTGTTGTTAGGTACATCATAAATCAAATTCCCTGTTCCACCACTTAATCCATCGTTATTATATTGAATGGCATTATTAGGTCCGCCTTGATTTAATAAAGGAATACTCTCAAAATTTGTATTAATCTTCTGAAAGGCAACTCGTAATGGATCGCCGGTTCCATCATTGGGTAAATCACCGATATTGATTGTTTGAAGTGTATATGGCATATGTCTACGTTTCTTTTATACTATATTTATCGTATGTTGAGCCAAAGTAATATTGTGATTATCATAAATATACATATATTTAGGAGACAAATATGCGTATATTATTAGCTTTGATGCTGGCTCTAGCATCGTCAAGTAGTTTTTCTTGGGACCAACGTTCCCCACTCCCAGTTCAATCATGTCAAGTTCATAGTCCCTATGGATTTGCACAAACTGCACGTACTGCACAGCCTATCTGTCGTGAAGCATATCTAGTAGCATATGATGCTCCTGTTAAAATTCCAGTCTATGTAGCATACACATTGTTGCCACAGAATGCACTAGGTTGCTTTCCGCGCACAAACGCTTTCGTTGCGGATGCATCAGTCCCAAACGGTGCGAGACCGGACGACTATGCTGGGACCGGGTACGACAAGGGACATGCTGCCCCGGATGGCGATTTGAGTTGGAGTCAACAGGTAGAGTACGAGAGTTTCTTGATGACCAACATGTACCCTCAGCATGGCAGTCTAAATCGTGGGATTTGGAAATTACTAGAAACAAGTGTCAGGGGATGGGCTGTACAGTTGAATCAACCGTTTACAGTTTACGTTGGAGCTATATATGGCGCTGGTGATCCTACTATAGGCAAAGGTGTTATTGTACCTCATGGTTTCTATAAGATTGTGATTAACAATAGTACAGGACAAGTTGCAGGATGGATGTTCCCGCATACTAAACCTTATGTTAACTTGGGTAATGATTTGACTAAGTTCAGAGTATCAGTTGCTGATATTCAAAAGTCTGCAGGGGTAACTTATCCTTTCCCTAAGAACGCTACAGAGTTGCAGCCGGGAAAAGAATGGCCAGTTGATTATGGCGCATTGACTAAGGCGAAACGTGCTAAGTGCGGAGCCAATGCTACTGAGTAATTATTTGCCAGCTTTATCAAAAATATCTTTTTGAATCTTATACCACTCTACGAATGCATCATGCTTGACAGCACATTCATAGTAAGTGGTATAGTTAATTGTAACTGTCTTACTTACGTCTGACAGCTTTGGCTCGTTTCCTAATTTTTCTAATTGAGGGCATCTTACTAATAACCTTTCTGGAACTTCAGGGAATTTAGCAGTAACTGGTACTACTGTTGAGCATCCTGTTGCAAGGAATGCAAGTATAATAAAAATTGCTAGTACAAATAATTTAAGTAAATTCATTTTGGTTGCTCCGCAGAATCATTGTGTGCTTTAATAAATTCTTGTGGTATTTCACACACTCCACCTTTTGCGAACTTCTCATCATATTTGATAATTTCACGGTCAACATATTTAATAATGTCATTGCCTCTTGTTCTTACAATTTGTGTTTTAGTGACAACTTTTTCAACTATTTTTGTATTTTCTTTAGCACTCTTTGCTTCTGCTTCTGCAAGTTTAGCTTCAACTTCTTTGACTCTAGCTTGCCAAACTGCATTATCTGCTAGTCCACCTTCTAAGAAAAGTCCAAATGACAGCAACAGAATACTAATGACACGAATAGGAATAACGTATGTTTTAATTACTGGAATCATACCCAGTACAAAGCCAACTAATGTTCCAAGTACGCCCGCAATTGTTATTGTATGAAAGACCCAATCGGGTAAAAATGATAATATCCACATACTCTTATTTATTAAAGTATGAGGATCCCTTCAACCAATCATAGTATATTTTAAAGCCCTCAGCAACGTCAACTTTGGGGTCAAATCCAAAATCTTGTCTGGCCATGTCAATATTCAATGCTCCCCTGCTAGGGAAATCCGGGTCTTTGTCACGTACTTCTATTGTCCCCGAACCAGCTAGTTTTACTGCCATTTCTGCGGCTTCAAGTAATGTGACGCTATGACTTTTTGTGATATTGTAAGTCTTATTTTCTGTATTGTCAGACAATGCTGCCGCCACAACTCCATCTGCGGCATCATCAACATAAGTGAAGTCTAGTGTTTCTGTTGCACCGTTAACTTTGATGGTTTCACCACGCATTGCAGTAAGTAAAAATTTACTGATAACACGGTCTTCTACATCCAAAGGTCCATAAACAGCACTAGGACGAATGATAGTATGCACAAGGTTAGTTCTATGAGTATAATCTCTAACAAGCCATTCTCCTGCTAATTTCATTATGCCATATTGTCCTTGAGGTTTACAGATGGCATCTTCTGTAACATCATCAGTAAAGTCACCATATACCATTGAACTACTGATATAGATAAACTTGCGTACTTCATATTTATCACTAGTTTCCAGCAAATTAAGCAACCCTTCACTCATAGTACGACTACCTAGTGCTGGATTTGCATTCACAACTTTCTGTCTAGGGAAACTAGCCATGTGAATTACAATCTCAGGTTCTTCAATAGAGAATATGCTATCAACATTTGCGCCAATAGAAATATCTTTGTCATAAATCTCACATTTATATTCATCTATCTTTTTTAAACGATTGTACATCAAGTAATCTATTTCTTCCTGCGGTATGATTCCATAGTTTGTTTTTGTATCCATGATTGATACAATATGTCCTTGGTCTTGTAGTCGTTTAACTACATTGTGACCTATCAGTCCTAATCCACCTGTTACCAAAATATTCATAATCCAAATATACCTTTTAAGTACAACGCAACCATAATGATGTTTAATATCCACATACTAGGTTGTTTCCATAACACACCTAACCATAACCAAATGAAAGCAGTGAAAGTACCTACATATTTGTTGAGTGGTACAATATCATGGCTTGTTAGATATACGGTTAACAATGCACAGCATGTGCCAGTCCACTTCACATAAAATGATAGTGGCTTTCCAAATAAGAATGGTGGTTCATCAATCAAACTTTAATTTCCAATATGTATAATTTTTAGGGGATAGATACGCACGAATTTCATACTTCCAACCGTATGTAGCTTCATCTACTTGACGAACCCACATTGGTATAGGGTTAGAATGTTTCATTATCCATTTACCTGATTTTGTTTGTTGCCATTGCCATAAAGGTTCTCCGGCATACAAATCAGGATCTTCTACATCTCCCATACGAAAAGAATGCACTGTGCATTCAATAGGTTGTTGTTTCTTTCTACTCATACTGCCATTTTTGCTCTAATCGCATCGTGACTTTGATAATTTTCTAAATGAATGTCTTGCATGGTCATTTCAAAAATATTGTTCTTTTGTGAATTCAACATTAATGTTGGCAATGGATAAGGTTCACGATTTAATTGTTCTTTAACTTGTTCAACATGGTCAGTGTAGATATGTGTATCGCCTGTACTGATAATCAACTCACCTACTTTCAAATTACAATGATGTGCAATCAAATGAGTGAATAACGCATAGCTAGCAATGTTAAAAGGTAAACCAAGAAACACGTCCACACTACGCTGGTACATATGACAAGAGAGTTCTTTATTTTTGTTGACATAAAATTGGCTCATGACATGACACGGTGGCAAAGCCATTTGGTCTAATTCACCTGCATTCCATGCATTGATTATGTGTCTACGACCATTAGGGTCTTTAATCAACCCTTCAATTAAATTCTTTAGTTGGTCAGTTTCTTTGATATGAATACTACCATGTCGGTTATATTCATTACCAAAGTCATCTTTGAATGATTCATTCTTGTGTATTATCGGTGTTTGCCAGTGTCGCCATTGTACTCCATATACACGACCTAAGTCACCTTCATATGCTGCCTTATCTTTCCAATAAGGTGCAAGTGCATTTGGTGTCCAGATTGTTACGGTGCCTTCTTTGCTGCCATGCGTAATCTCCGCGAGGCGCCTTTCGTCCTGCGAACCTTCAATGAACCAGAGTAGTTCTCCAACGCAGGCTTTCCATGCAAGTCGTTTGGTAGTGACAGCCGGAAAACCCCTACGCAAATCAAAGCGAAGATTACGTCCAAACACACTAATAGTACCAACGCCAGTTCTATCATCTTTTGTTTCTCCGTTATCTAATATATCTTGTAGTAATTTTAAGTATTGCTTCATTTTCTTTTCCAAATTTGGTATACATGGTCGTTAAAACCTTGTACTGTTTCTAACTTAAACAGTTTTTCTAAGTATATCAAATCTATAAAACTATCGCAAGTGTATTCGGTAAATGTTCTGGTTAAATGTATTTCATCAAAACACCACCAATTAGTATTAATTAGTTTGGCTCCACCAATCATCCATGCTTCTTTAAGATTTATATTGTCTCTGACAGTAATATTAGGTAGTGTCACCACACCCTCAATTTCTGTACTAGTAACTACAATATTCAATCTATTTGGTAATGGTTTAATAGGTAAACTTTCATAAGTGTTACGACCCATTACAATTATCTTGCCGGTTGTAAGTGCCTTGAATCTTGGCAAATCGCCCTCGATTTTACTCCAGGGCAATTTGTTCTCATAGCCTATGCCACCTTTCGGATCACATGCTACTATAAGTTTCATAGTTTACCTAATAACTTATCTGTCTCCGGTTGTACTGTTTCTGCAATTGTTTCAACATTTAAAACAAATTCAAAACTAGTAATCAATGGATCTAATTCATGTAATTTGCGAGAGATGACTTCTTCTACTTCTTCAGGGTCTAATCCTTGACGCATTAATGCTTGGATGTTGATAGTGTGTTGTTTCTTACCAGACATTCTTACTACAATTTTTCGTATGAATTGTACAGGTACCTTACTCTTTTCAACATCTTCAAGTATATGTTCCCACTTTCTGATGTATTCAGGTGTCATTATATTCTTATGCTGTTACTGTTGCCTTTGCAGGACGACCTCGTTTTTTAACTGGGGCTTCGGGTACAACTGCTACAGATTTCTTAGTTGTTTTTTTTGGTTTAACACCATCTAAATCAGAGGCTTCTTGTTGTAGTCGTTGACTTTCAGCTAACAACCCTTTTGCTTCTGCTTCCATCTTGGCGGCTTGCTGACGCAAACTAGTGGCAATAGCATTATCTGCTAGAATGCCTTCAGGTGCATCAGTTACTGTACCTCTGAATTGTTTTGCAATATCAGTAGGAGCTAACTCATCAATTTCAGCAAGACGTTTAACTGCATTTTCTCCAGCTTCCATTTCATCTAAAATTTTATTTAAGTCACTAAGTTTAATTTTAGTTTGTGGATTAGGAGTTACTAATACTTGTTCAGTTTGAACTTTTTTAATTAACTTCTGTGCGTGAAGAACTTGTAAAATATATTTACCGTCAGCAGTATGTGTGCGATTTAATGCATCTGCTAAATTCTTGCTGTTTTGGCCAATTTCACTTTCGATGCATCTAATCATTGGATCGTGAATGTGTCTATTCAATGTTTCAGTATATGTTACTAAAGCCATATGTGGTTCGCCTGGTACTTGGCGGAAGATGATTGCAACTTTACGATCACCAACTTTACCTACGTGTCTTAAAAAACTCATGTTTATCTCCTTGAGGTTCTAAACATATTTAATACAATTTTTATGTAGGCAAATTTATTTACTACCAGACCAGCGTAATTCGTACATCATTGCTTCGGCAGGGTCTTCAAAATAGATATTTTGGGTAAGTATAAAAATAGACATTATGTCATTTTCATCTTCTTCTACGTTAGTTATAGAATAACGTCCATGACATTTAGTCATTACCCAAAATAATGAATCATCTGTTACAGGTGTTGTAGCTTTAGTGAAGTGAGGAGGAACATGTTCTAATTCACGTTTACCATACCATAACAAAGGATTTACATTCATCTAGTCAATACGTCCAACATCTTGTATTTTTCATAGGCATCTACAACTGCAGGTGTATTGTTCTCATTTGTGGGTACTACTTGAAACCAAAGTTTGTCACCATTTCTAAATGGGTGTGTACCCAAACTATCACCCATAAAACTTCTTGGTTGATGAATCTTACCACTGTTCCACAATCTAGTCGCTAAATCAATTAAATTGTCTAACTTATAGTCATCCAACTCATATCGTTCAGGATTTCTAGCATATGGATTACCTTGTGCGTGATATGTTTTAACTACACCAATGTATCTATCATAGTCAGGTGCGTCAGTGCGAGTTATGATGACCATAACCTCATCCTCGGACACTTCACCATTCATAAGGCTAAGCAAGCATCCACCAAGACTAGTACCAACATACATCATATTATTACTGCTTTCTGTGTTGCTCTATCACTGTAAATCTTTTCACCGTTCTTACGAATAAAATCAACCATGCCTTGTGGAGCGGTTTCAAATGCTGACTTGATTGATTCCTCAGTCAAATCATCATCGGCATTAAATGCATAAATTTCATAGCACCGTTGACTGTTTGCCTTTGCTCTCAATATCATCATTTGAATACTAGGAGTAGTTGGTTTAGGTTTTTCAGAAAGAATACTCCACATGTATTCTTTCTCCCACTTGCTAGTGTCAAAAATAAATTCGAGACCATACATGTCCCACATTGCAAGGTATTGTTTCATGGGTCAATCGTCATTGTCTTTTACAGTAGTGAAGGTATACTTCAACAATCGATAGAATACATAAAAAATACCAGCGACACTTCCCAATAAGAATAGTGTACCAAAAGTATTAGCAAGAGTAGTTACAGTTTCCATTATTTTTCCTCGTAAATTGCAAATTGACCGAATGGGGGATTCGGATTCTTATCACCATGAATGATCCAAGTAGTGTCACAATAGTCAGGGTCACCCCATGAACCAAAGGGATATCCATCAGTAAACACAATCAGTCTCTTAGGCTCAATTGCATTCTTTTTCAGGTAATCAAAGATACAATCAAAGTCTGTACCACCTCCACCTTGAGGTTCGTATTCTTCAATGCTATCCATGTTCTCACTATGAAAGTCTTGTGGGTTATATGTGTCAGTATCAAAACAGAATACATGCACTTTATAGCCATCAAAGCTATCCATCATGCCACCGATCTCACCTAAGAATGCTTGTGCCTGTTTGTTTGAAATTGAACCTGACATGTCAAGTGAAATAACAACATCAATTTCTTCGCCAGGAGTAGTACCGGGCATGATAGCATCCATGTGCCAACCTTTACGATTGGCTCTCATCCAACTGTAGTCGGTACGAATTGCACTAGTCAAATTAGTTTGAATCAGTTCACGCCAAGGCATTTGCGGATCAGTAACATCTTGGATAAGACGCTCAACACCTTTAGGCAAACTACCTGCCTCTGCACTTTGTGCCGCTTGAATGATAGCCTGTTTCATTTCAGCACGGGCACGGTCCTTTTCTTCCTGTGACATGCGAGGACGACCGGGCTTGTTACCATCTTGACCATCGCCGTCACCTTCGTCATCATCACTGTCCATGTGATCGTCCAACAATTTATCAATCAAATCATCAATATTGATTTTTTGAACATTCTTCATCAAGTCATCATAGATTTCCTCTGCAGGCTTGCCGTCATATTTTGTTTCGTATAAGCAAGGTACAGTAGTAATGAATTGGCCTACATTGTGACGTTTCAAGTCTGCATTAACTGCATAGTCATCAGCAATATTCCAGATTTGAGGATCACGCTCATTTCTACGACCCATGTGGTCATATACAACGTGCAACACTTCATGACCTACCAAGAATTCAACTTCTTTAGGCTTCAACATCATAATGAAGCGGCTATTGTAATAGAATTTTATACTGTCTGTTGCCGCTGTTGCACACCATTCATCAGCATTAACTAATTTCATGCGAGTAGCAAGATTGCCAAAGAAACTATGACGCAACAACAAACTAATACGTGCCGTTACCAATCGTTCACGGGCCTGTGCATCAATTTTAGGATCAGTGGGTCCGATAAGTTTATCAAACTTATCACTACGATTCTTTTTACGTTTGCCAATTACTTCACTCATTGCATGTTCCTTTATCAGTTAATAATAGTATTATATATCCAACCGTATTTATTGTCAAGCACGTAGGCCTCTAAAGCCTTTATCAAATGCTATTCGGGCATAGTCTGGCGCCGATTCAATACAGTAAAAGTTCTCAGCGATTAATTTACCTAAACTACGGGCACGGGCACTTTGACCCAATGCATAAAAATATTTCTTACCTGACATACAAAATCCTTTAGAAAAAAAGGGTGAGAATATTCACACTATCCTCACCCTTAAAGGAACCTTTCGGTTCCGAGGGAGTCAACTTATATGTTGACGAAAACTTAGTTACCGGCTTCTACAATGTACTTGCCGTATTTCTTGTGAAACTCGTCAAAGTTTTTCAACTGACTAGGTTCGATAGGCAGTTCGTATGTTTTCAATGCAATCTTAGCACCCATGACTGTCAACTCAGTTTCAAAGTTGTTCATCATGTAGTCAAAGAAGTTCTGTGACATTTCATGGAACTCTTTAGCTTTGACCTTTTTCTGTTCTACTGCATCTTTCAACTCATAGCACATACCAACAGTCAATGCATACATAGCACTAATTTCTTTCACAGACAAGTCTTTCACTTTGCCTGCAAGAATATCAGCAGGCTCGGGCATCTTACCTGAGATTTTGCGGTGTGCTGTAAACTTAACAGCAAGACCTTCACCAACAGCACCTGCAATCAAATTGAATTGTGTGTCAGTGTCCATGTTGTCCTCGTCTTTCAACAAGTCACTAACGAAACACCAACTACGGGGTGTTGCGAATGCACGACTTGAAGATTTAGCATCAAAGTCATACATGTCTTGTTTTGCGAATGACAAGTAACCAACAACGTCTTTGTGAATGTTGTTTTTCACTGCCCATGTCTGCCATGAGTTAAAGTCAGGGCGCATTTCCAAGTGAATGAAACGATTAGCAAGGGGCATCGGCATACGATAAGTAACACCTTTGTCACTATCACGATTACCTGCCGCTACGATTACGACATTATCAGGGAGTTTGTATTTACCTACACGGCGATTCAGAATCAACTGATAACCTGCGGCTTGCACAGAGGGTGATGCACTGTTCATTTCATCTAAGAACAATACAACGATTGGGAATTGCTTTGCAAATTCTTCATCAGGCAAGTCAACCGGGGGAGCCCAATCCATCTTACCGATATCTTTATTGAAGAAGGGGATACCACGAATATCAGTTGGTTCCATTTGCGCCATACGCAAGTCAATAACATAGCCTTGCAATTCAGTAGCAATTTCCTGAACTACATCAGACTTACCGATACCGGGAGGGCCCCACAAGAAAACGGGACGCTTAGTTTTGAAAGCACTTAGAATTGCTTTACGGGTTTGGACACTAGTGATAGTGTGATTGTCACTTACATGTGATGCCATTGTTGACTCCTTGTTGATGGCTTATAGATAACGAAAACATAGTATAACAGTAAACTGAATTACTGTCAACCAACTCTTTTACTTCTTTTTGCTTTTTGGGTAAGCGTGTCTATCAATGCACATGCCAATTCACCTTCACGGCGAAAGGCTTCACGTTCCCAAGGACGCTTGAGATATGCTACTGTATATTGTTTACCTAACCAAATGCGTTTCATTTTACCATTGCGTGATAGCTCGCCACGATACTGCCCACGGACATACTGCTTTGCATGAACCATTTCGTGGGCAAGTGTCAGTAACATTTGAGGTAATTGTAAAGCACTATCTACTGCAATACTGATTTCCTTGTCCCCGGTCTTACTACAAATTCCGTTGTTACCATCACGTTGGCGTAACTTAGGAGCCATACAAATGTATACTATATACTTAAAACTTGTTATGTTTAAGTATTTGGCATAAAATTTTGCAGTTTTTTGTAACATCTGGACCTTTTCAGGGCTTGTATTACCATGTGCTAAGATTTTGATTTCCATACTGTAAGTATACTACAGGAGAGATTTATTGTCAACCAAGAAAGGTAATACTAAGTATGTATATGAATATTCTAGTCGTACTCCAAACCCATAGCAAAGGTGATAGCCAACACTATTTAGGCATGAACAACCATGAAAGGTTTGTTAAAGCCCCTAAAAGTGAAATAACAAGGCGTTGCACACGTAGTTTAGTTGAAACAATGAACTATGCTAAAGAACTATACTTAGATAGTGAATTTGAATTGGTTGTCTTTGATGACCATAGTGATGAGTCAACAGTCAATGAGATTAAAAACAATCTTAACATAGCTACATTCAAAACACAATTCATTGCTTTAGATACGTATGGAATAATGCCAAGCATACTACGTTGCTATGAACATGGTCGTGATTATGGTAAAGAGATTGTGTATTTCGCACAAGATGATTATCTATACGATACTACCGCATTATACGACATGATTCAAACAATGATGTTTACCAGTCATGCATTAGGTAACTTTACTTGTATCTATCCATATGATGATCCATATAAGTATATTCCAGAAAACACAGCAGTACAAAGTCATATCATTCGTAGACAAGGTCGTCATTGGCGAACACTACCCATGACTGCTAGTTGTTTCATGGTACATCATCAAGTCATCAAAGACAATTGGGATGTGTTTGAAGCAATGGGTAAGCACAAAGTTGATAGCAAAATGGAAGATAATACTATCAATCAATTGTTCAGAACAAGAGGTTACTATTTGTTTGTTCCTATTCCTAGCCTAGCATTGCATATGCAATATGACACAGAAGAAGATGACCAAATGAATTGGCGTGAATGGTGGGATAGATATGATAGACCTGAACCATTACAACCAACAGTTGATAATACTGTATTAAACGTTGGCTTTGGTGGCATGGCTATCAAAGACTTACTATACACAGAAGTGTTTGAAGGTATGCGTGAAGTGTCCTTGGACATTGATAACAAGTTTAATCCAGATATAATTGCTGACGTAACTGATATAAGTCATATACCAAACAACTATGTCAATTGTGCTTATACATCACATATGATTGAACACATTGATTACTTCAAAGTACCAAGTGTTATCAGTGAATTATTGCGTGTATGCAAACCCGGAGGTTATGTTAGAATATTGACACCCAATCTGCAAGTCATAGGTGAAAAGATTGTATCAGGTGACTTACTTGATGTTGTATATGAAAGTGCAGGCGGACCGATTAGTCCTATTGATATTATCTATGGTCATCGTCATAGTGTGCATAAGAATCGTGTTGATTTCATGCGCCATCGTACTGGGTTTAGTAGAAAAGTCTTTGAACATATTGCCAAAGAACATGGATTTGATATGGATATCAAAGAAGTTGGGTTTGATTTGTTAGTTGATGTAAAGAAACATTAACGCATTAATTGTGCTATAAGCAATAGCTTTTCTAAATGGTCAATAGCTTTATTAATTTCATCTAGTTGGTTTTGAACTAGTTTAGATTTACGGATTCTTCTGGCTTCTACTTCTATCTTGCTCAACCCCGTAATCATTGAGTCAATATTTTTAATCATCTTATTAAAGTCAGGATTGTATCCTATACTTTGCATTTGTTTGAGCAGGCTACTTTTGACTTCTTGCCAATCAGTAGCCTGCTCAATTTTCATACTCTTTCCAAAACAGTTAGTCCGTTATTATTAGTATAACGTTCTTTGATTGTCCAGTTTTTATTTCGTGCGATGAATTCTTCAACTGCTGGCCACAAACCAACATGACCTTCTGACTCACCCTTTTCACCAAAGATTGTAGTATCATGCATAATGATGTATTTTTTAACTCTATCAGAATGCAATGCTAACTCTTTAGTCAAGTGTTCATAAACATGCCAGGTATCAATGAATAGTAAATCAGTTTCTTCAATTACAAGATTTGGACTACCGGTATCAGCTTGAATGAAAGTGAAACTAACACCTGCATCAGTAGCTAAACGTCTTGCCTCACCGATAGCAACATCTACAATATCAATTGATACTAAACGTTTTGGATGTGCGTCTAAGAATGACCAAGTGCTTACTACACCACGTACACCCATTTCAGTAATGTGTTCACATTCTGTTGCGTATTTACGTAATGTAGGTAAGTGTTCATAGATATCACTTGGTCTAGTGCGGTGTGCATCATACCAGCGTGTGATACTTTCTTTGGCTACTTGAATTCTTTTGGTAAAGTCTAAATCAAGTGTTTTTTTGTTTTCTTGGGTAGTGCTGTTTTCACTAGCACTGATAGTAATGTTGCTAATCATTGAATGTTCCTCAGTATTAGCTATATATCACAAATTTTCTGACAAGAATTTTTTTATCCGTTCTTTAGCCAATGCTGTTGCTTTACTGTTATATTTCATTTTATATCCCCACAATGTTCTATCCGGATACGCAAGGTCAAATCCATGAGTTGCACCTTCATATTCATAAATCTCTGCATTTTTAATATCTTTACATTGAAAGGCGGGAGTCCAATCATCAGCACCACCCAAATGAAGTTGGATAGGTGATTTCATAAAATGTCCCCAATCAGGTGGATTGATATTTTTATTGAGGGTTACTTGTCCTAAAGCAAAAATATGACACCAAGGATACATAGCGATAGATGCACTAATTTCATTAGTTTCAGGTGCAAGCATTGCTAAACGTATTGCAGTTGTCCCGCCGTGACTTATTCCTATATAGGCAACTTTTCCTGTATGCCATGATTGTTGTTTAATCCACTTAGCCGCTTCTTGGGCTTCTCTTGCTCTATATTCTGGGGAAATACGCATCGGGTCAGTACATAAGGTACCTCCACTAAGACCTTTACTTTCAAAAGAATCGTATGCAACCGCATTATATCCCAAACTATTAAATTCTCTTGCCCAATCAAGTAATGCTGGATTAGTACGTAATCCATCACATCCATGACCAATAATTATAGTGGGATGTGGGCCGCTAGCCCATGGTTTTCGTACTTGAAATGTTCTATGATTTATTTTAGGAGATTCAAAAGTTGAAACTTCTGATACTTGAATATTATTTTCTACGGATGCACAACCTGTAGCAATTGAAAACAAAAGTATACAAAGTAGTTTATTCACAAGCAACTCCAAAAAGTTAAGATGTAGATACTATAACACAGAATGGAATTAATGTCAAGCCAATAAAAAAGACCCTTTCGGGTCTTAGTACTGGGTACGAGTTCCAGCTCCGCTCAATCTGTGCGGTCGATTTAGAAACTACGTGTATACTGTAAACGCACTGCGTCTTTTTCTTCATCACCCCAGCTACGGCTCCAGCGAACTGCAACTGCGTCTTGCTTGGTAAGTGCATAACCTACTGCAACATGTCCGCGGGTTGTTTCAAACGCTTTACCTGATTCAAATGCATTGCGGTAACGGGCACCAACATCACCAGTAAAACCTGCAACTAATGGGAACTTGTATCCTGCATCAATTGCATAGTGACTGAAATGGGTTGAACTTGTAATTTTTTCACCTAAGCGTCCGCCTAAGTAGAAACCATCAAATGATTTCTTAACACGAAGTTCCAAACCCTGTGAAATAGAACCATTGCCAATTTCAGTTTGACTATTTTCCATTTTGATGCTATAGTCCATTGCGCCATCTTTAGTACCAACAACTAATGCTTCTTTAATGTTGTCAGCACCAGTTGTACGATTGCTTTCATCATAATATTCCAATGATGCATAACCGCCTGCTGCCATTGCGGAACCTGCAATCAATAAAGTTGCGAATGTTACTGCTAGTTTTGTAAATCTCATTTTATCTCCTTGTGTGTAAATGATTATGTATTTATAGTAAAAAATGTGACAGAAATATTACTTCCTCATTCCTCACTTTTTGGTAGACCATTACTGTGTCTATCCCTGACTTCTTCCGTATCCTGGAATAATCGTTTCTCTTGTGTAGTCAACTTATCCTTATGTGTTTTCCTAGGATTACCACATAAGAAACATTCTGGGTTACCACAGTCCATAGCATGGCGTTTGTGTAAACGATGCGGATCTTTTATATCTGGACTAGGTATTGTACCCGGAAGATGTGCCGCTTTAGCAATCTTAACTTGTTTCTTAATTGCGTTTTCATCCTTGAGTAAACGCTTAGAATGGTTGAATTTGTCTTGCTCAGTACTCATTCTTTAAATTCCTTCAATAGTTTAATATCATTATGTTTGACAATTAGCATAGACTTAATCTGTCCATTTACTTTAATAGGTAAATCCAAATGTACAGTAATTTCTGGGCCATCTGAATTGATGACCCTATCATTTCCTACACTTGCTATGAATGGGATTTTATTGTAGTGACCAAATACACGATCACCTATAAAATATGTAGGTTGATATGCTTTGTTTTCAAAATAAGTAGTTAGACTTGCCATTGATATCTCCCAAATTGATGATTATATTATATAGATTTATTTAGGATAGTAAAGAAAAAAGGGCATTACTGCCCTAATCTTGAAGTCAATGCATATCAGCGATTAGCGATATACATTGTGATTTCAAATCCGAAACGCATATCGGTAGCTTCTGGTTTTGTCCACATAATTTTCTCCTGTTAAGTTTGACATACTGTCTTAGTATGTATCACTATTATACACGGAAAAATCAGAAATAACATAGTGAAAATCATTGTTCTTACTAAGTGTAAACACTTAGAGAAAAAGGCTCCTAAGAGCCTTTTCTGATTTTCTGTTACGAGGTATGTCTTACCCTAAGCAGTGTTTAGGCTGCTAATGCGAACTGTGAGTCGTTTGCGGTTACTTTTGTTTAGTTTTAACATCTACTCTGATGAGCGCCTAATCTTTGTACTATCCTGTCGGTCGATCCCATGTCACCCCCATCAAAAGCACAATCATGTTTCTTATGTCTCTGTATGCTATGTGCATACCTAATGTGCTTATGGTGGAGGTGGGGAGAATTGAACTCCCGTGTCGCCAGTGTTTCCTCAGCAGGTTTACGCTGTTCTTTTTATTTATTGAATCCACAACAATTGCTGATTATTAATCTGCCTTTTGATAAATTCAACTGTTCTATTATAACATCATCCGGTTTTAAATACAAGTTTTTTGATCCATCATTGTACCATTTTCTACCATATGCATTATTATTTTTGTTTTTATGCATATCTCTCCATTCTGCAATGGAAATCCAATTATCGGGTATGTCTGTTTTTTTAAATTGTTTACGGGAAGATACATCCTTTGAGGACTTCTCTACACACCAAATAGTACCAAATGCAGGATTTTTTTCGCCAATGCGTTTGCGGCCAGCTTCTTTTTGAATTTGTTTGACTATGTTTTCTCTTGTCATTAAACCAGCAAGACCTTGCCAAGCAACATAATCTTGCAAAAGACCATGTTGTTCATATAATGTACGATGTGCTTCTGCATGTTCGGCTACTGACAATTCAATTAAATTAGAAGGATCATCTGTGCCGCCCATGTGTTTTGGTATGATATGATGTTTGTGACTCATGCATGTATTTATGCCTGTTGCACCCCCGTCCAGAACACATTTCTCTTTGCTTCATACAGCAATAACTTACAGTATATATTTATTGTTGAGCTTTGTCAACTATTTTGGCTTGACTAGGATCAAGGATAACATAACTGATATGCCCTTTATCTTCGTAACGGTTCTTGTATGCTAACCCATCATAGCCCTTGCTTGTTAGTAACTTTACTAAAATGGGCGTTTGCTTTTCGGGTTTGCCAGCTAATGTAGTCACTGTCATCATTTCGTCTTGGTCAATGATACCTGCATTCTTTAGTGCAAATGCAAACTGTGTAGGAGCATGTATTCCAGCAAAGTCTTTAATCACTGCTGGGTTCTTAATGTCTAATTCAACTTGATAAATCTTACCGTTTATCTTCTTATAAGCCATTCTATCACGGGCGGCAGTCTCGCTACCAAAATGACTTAGTGGACGGAAGCTGGTGATATCTGCATCTGTTCCGTGATAAGCAATGACTTCATCTATACGCATTCTAATATTTATGTGTGGTAGAAGAACGGTTAGACACCCTTGCGTCCAGAACACATTTCTCTTTGCTTCATACAGCAATAACTTACTCTTTTACATTGTAAAAAGACTTTTTGCTATCCAGAACATATAGTTGGCTACAACTAAGATGCCCCACATATAAACCCAATGCCAATTTTCAAACATAAAACCTTACTCTTGTACTTCGTCAAAGATTGAATCTAACCAATCTTTGGCTTCTTGTTCACTATCAAAAAATGGACTAATACACTGTTGATTTTCATTTACATAAAACCAAGTATATGTGTTCATACCCGCATCTCTGTATCGTACTAGTACCATAATAGTCCTTATCGTATCATAGTATTTATATAGGATCAATTAATTTGGGTCAAAATGAAAGGTATATCTGTGTAATACACGTTCTGCTAGTATTTTAGGATCATCTTGGTCACGCTTGTGCAGTGTCAATACTTGGTCGCTGAGAACTATATCCCCGATTTCCCAAACGTGTTTATATATGAATTCCGGCTTAAAGCAATGTTCTTTAAGAATCTCTAATAATTCAGGGTCTGATGGGAAACTACATTTGTTCATAAAATGAAAGTATAGTCCTGGCTTACCTTTATGACTAATGTTAACCAGAGGCATCATATAGAATTCTTCTTTATTTGTTAGCATGTATTCGTACTGTATTTTTGATAACCCCTCAGCCCAAATTTCAGGAGAGTATTCAAATCTACCCTCAACACCCTCACATCGTTTTTTCAACTCATCACTCATTGCCTCATAGGCTTTAGTGGTATCCATCCAACTTGTACTAGTACCTACACAACCTTCAGTTACACCCTGTAACGCAACACCCCTAGCACGATTAAAAGGACCATTCATATTACTGTGCCAATCAAGTATTCCAGTACCAAAAATACCAGTTATATTTCCATTCTTTAATTTACCAGTTACACGCTGTACTGGAAACAAACTATCATCATCTGTAAATGAATATGGATCAACATATGCACCCGTATAGTATTTGTTAACATCACCATCAGGATTCCAGATACATTGATTCCAATTTGCAATTTTACCTATACCCTCAATAAGTTTTGCATAGGGTACGAACTTCAATGGTTGATTACGTAACACCACAACTAGATGCTCTAAAAATAGTTCTTTGATTTCAGCATAGTCATCATTGGTCATTTGAGAAATATCTACATCTAATATTTCAATACCGCAATTTGCTAAAGGTTTAATCTTCATGTTTACCCCATTTTATTTTAAGCCAAATACGTTCATGTATATAATAATCAATACTTAAAAGTACGTGCAATGCTGTGGCAAATCCTGTGGCTGATGCGATATCACCGGTAAATAACCAAGTCCAAAAGATAGTAAATACCCACGCTGTTAGTCGATATGTAAGCATTCTTACTATTGTACGTTTTTTAGTTTCCATTTTATATTTAAGTTAAAATATTCTCTGTAATTATTTCTCTATAAGTCCAATCTAAAAATCCTATAGAAAGAAACTTACGTACTCCGGATTCGAGTAAAGAAACCCCATGTATACTACTAACATCTAGTATATAACTTGTATTTGATTCAGCAACAAATTCATCTTTTTTTTCACAATGCATTGGATCATATATTGTATCTTTTCCAATCTTAATTCCTTGATAGTTATTATTTGCTATATAAAATGTAGTTACTGCTTTGGGTGTTTCGATATAATGATTCACTACCACGGTTCCATTAATATCTTTATGCAACCAAATATTCCCATCAACTTCTGCATAAGTGATTATGGGATTCTCTAATCCAATAGAAGTGAACATATCAATAATATGCTTATTCAATTCAGTATCTTTAAGTTTCCAATATCTGATACCTGTATTAGTCAACGGGTCAAGATGTTCAACGACTAAATCTCCCTTGATATCTTCAATGGATATTTTTGGAAATTGAATATTTACTTGCTTGAAGTATTCATTATTCATATTGTTTAACAAACAACTCATGTAGCCAAGCCCAATCATAACTGAGCATTAGTTTATTCAAATCCCCATTCACTGAATAATAATAGTTCACTGCGTCTGTTGCACCCCGTATAGAATGTTCACCGTATTCACTATTACCTATCATTAACCAAGCATTTAATCTAAACTTGCTTTCATTATCATTAGCATATGATAGCTTGATACATTCACGGAATGCTGTTCTCCATGTATCCCATATACTTGTATTATACATTGCTATTCCGGAATTGAGGTTTACAACTTCAGTAGGACTATCCATCGTGAAGTCAAGACCTTTAACTACTGTATTCATTGTCAATGTCTTATTATTGGCGACTATAGCCTGATGTCCGTATTTCAAGTTATTAACTGGATTAGTAGCAGTGAAAATATAATGTCTGTTCGATTTAAAAATATCAGGATGCCAACTAAAATCAAAATCCGCATTAACTTTTAACTTGGCATTGACTAAGAAATACCACGGCGTGTTACTTGCGTTTGCAGCCGCATGTTGACTTGCTACACGACCTTTAACTTTATCTATCCTAACTATCCTATTAGGTAAATTTAAAGATATCAAATGTTTGTAATTAGCTTCAGCACATGCTTCCCCGTTGCTAAAAAAGACAATATCTAATAAAGGATTTTTATTTCCTAAAGAATGACGTTTAACATAAGGATAGTCTGTTACCTTGTCAAATAGATTAATTTTTGCTTCCCTTGGAACAATTGCTCCAACATTATCGATTAAATGCACATAGAGTTTTTCATCATTGTCAAAAACAATATCATAATCTACTGACGAATCGGTATTAAAATATGTATATTTGGTTTCAAATACGTGAGATTTCATTTTATCAAAAATACTATCCTCACATTGAATTGAGTCAATCTTTAAGGTAGCTTTTATGTCCTTTACATATTTGGTATCCATTGCTCCTTTAACTCTATACATAATAGTAGGCATGAATTCAGGTGAGTGAAATTTATTTCCAAATATGTAATTCATTGGGGGATCATTTGGATTTGGAACCCAGCTGTAATCAAAAGATTCAACATCTTCTAATACTTTAAATTTTGTTTTGTCCGGCAACAATGTCGCTTTAATATCATCAATATATTTTTTGTCAGTTGCACCCTTTACATGATATAAGATTGTTGGCATAGTAACGCTATCATACCATTGATTTCCGAATATATACATATACGGCGGTTCATTGGGGTCAGGATGCCAGCTAAGATCAAACTCAGCATTAGCCACTAGTGGACGATAACATCGATTCTCTATGGCTTTTCTTATTGCAATTTGGTCATTACAATATTTCTTTTGTGTACTACCTTTTGCTACATAGATAGGTCCACCGGCTTTCTGCCATTGTGTCCCAAACTCATACATCATTGGTGGTTCTGTGTCATCGGGATGCCAACTAAAATCAAATGCATCAGTGTCAATTTCTTCTAGTATTCTCCACTTACGCATATCGGGCAAATTGTTTACCTTTTGTATATTAATATACTTTACTTCCGTTGCACCCTCAACGATATATCTCGGTCCTCCTGTCTTTTGCCATTGTGTTCCAAATTGATATATTAACGGAGGATCGTATGGGTTAGGTATCCAGCTATAGTCAAATGTTGAATCATCTATTCCTTCTGGTATCTCCCAATGTTTCTTGTCAGGTAATAGATATGCTTTAAGTTGTGTGATATATTTTTTATCAGTTGCTCCCGACACACGATATTGATATGCAGGAGAGTCATGCCATTGGTTAAAAAATACATATATGAATGGTGGTTCAGTATCGTCCGGGTGCCAACTTAAATCAATAGTACAATTAGCTATGAGTGGTCTCCAACACCTATCATTAGGATTAGCTATTTTTATAGCATGTTGATGATTTTGATATTTGACACCTTCATCTTCAGGAATGATGAATCTTGGGCCTCCAGTTTTTTGATGCTGAGTTCCAAATTGATGTATGTAGGGTCTATCATATGGATCAGGCCTCCAAGTAAAATCAAAATTTGTCGTGTCAATGCCCTCAGGGATTTCCCAATAGCCTTCACTCCAAAGATATTTTCTATAATCTACATTTATCATAATTTTTAAATTTTAATTTGAATGTGTTTGACTGGGCCCCAATCATCTCTCCATACTCGTTGTTTGGTATGATATAATACAGCACCAATACTACTACTAGGATCTCCTGGATTTGGCAATGACCAAACTTTTTTCCAAGCCTTAACTTCATATTCATTTGCTTTACTGTTCATTGCACAACCACCCATATAAACAAGACTATCAGTATCAATTAATTGCCGTGCTTTTAACATAACAGCAGATATTTGATATTCAAATACCAGTTGAACGGCGGCAGCTATATCGTTTTTGTCTTGTTCTGTATTAATTGTGTATGGCCAATCTGTTACACCTCTGTGCAGATTTTTAGTTAATTGCACCGTGTATTTAATATAACTTTCGACCTCAGAGTAATATCTCTTTGGATCTCCTTGACTTGACATCTGTTGAAGTATATGTTCTTGTTTAATGGGTTCTAGTCCAATTAATTTAGTAAATGCACTATAAAATAAACCTAAGCTATTTGGATAACTTCTCGACCATACTTTTTTAAGTTTGCCTTCTTTACCTTCCCAGATGCTAGCACATTCAAATTCTCCTATCGCATCAAGTACAACAACCGCACAGTGATTAAATGGACTAGTATAATATCCCGAGGCTGCATGACTAGCATGATGTGGGGTATAAGTGACAGGTGCATATCCTAATCCCCATTCTTTAAGTTTATGTGTTGGTAAAACAGACAAGTCCATAGCAGTAGAATATTGGCCTGCATATATCTGCCTTACTTTTTTAAGCCAAGGATTTTCATACCAATAGATCCTGTCAGGCGTGCCATAATACTCTAAAAAGTTTTTATACATGTTTGGAGATAGTATATCACTAGTAGATACTACATTGTTAATGTATTCTCCGTTGTTAAACACAGCTACACTTGAGCCGTGATTTAGTGCGTTTATTCCCCAATGTATCATTTGTAAATGAAAGGATCTCGTTTGCGTATTTCTTTAATCCGTTTACGATAACGGAACTCTCTTACTAATTTGCCAATAGTGCTATTATACAAGCGTTGAAGTAAATTTTTCATAGGTTAGAGTCCTTTATTTTTTCTAAAAACGTTTTAGCAAGCCGTCTACCAAACTCTTGGTGGATATGTATCTTTGGGTGATGGAATAATTCACTATTTTCAGGTGACCAAGTATCAAGTGTAGAGAAAGAAAAATTAGCGTCAATTATCGAATCAAAACTAACCGTTGGTGATATTACCTTTTGCATATACTCGGCTAGATTATATTGAGAGAACCTAGAATTTTCTTCAACCGTTGCCCAAATATATTGCTGGAACAATCTTCCGTTCAACCTAGAACTAAGTAAATCTAAATATTTTATGTCTCTGTACCAATTAAACAATATGTAATTATCATTAGCAATAGTTAATGAAAAATCTTTTTTAAAATTTTTATCCCAGGAAGTATCTAGGTCGTTTAAGATATAAGACTTTGAACCATACTCATCAAAGGTACATATTCTTTCAGCACTAGTAATGCCAACTATTATTAAATCAGTATCATTTATTTCCCCGTTACTAAGGTCATGTTCAATGTTAAAAACAATTGCTCCCATAGATGACCCTGGTACAGCACGATTATCCCAGTCAATGTTCAATTCATCACAAAACCAGCGAGGCCAGGATTTTGGATTATCTAACTTATTCCTAAGTTTTTCATCAAATTTATGATAGAATTCATAACCCTCTTTACGTTTTAACTTTTGAATTTCTTCTACTGAAAGTTGCGGGTAAAGTTCTTTATCGGATAATTCACTGCCAGCAGTAAAACTACACCCATAGAAAACAATTCGATTAAACTTCTTCATTTTAAATCTTCTCTTCCTTCATGTGTGTATATATTATCAATCTTAGATACTTTCCCGCATGTGTCAGCACAAAATAACATTTTACCATTAGCAACTGAGTCTTTAGTCCAACTATCAGTAAAAACTTTATCTAAGTGTCTTTCTTTAATAATATTTTCAAAAGTGTTATGATTGAGATTAAACTTTTCTAATCCATATTTCTTTATTTCGTGGTGTAACTGTAATGTTTTATCATCTACATAATTACCATTAATGTGTGTACCCACATAACAACATGGCATAACATTCCCAAAATTATCAATAAAGATATCTACAATGCCAGGCCTTAGGCTCTTACATTTTATCTCACAACTATTTTCTTTCTCATACTTACTGTTATCTAATACTTCATAAATCCTATCATAACTCCACTTGTGGTATTTTTGTATTAATTTTTCTTCTTTTTGATTATTGTATTGTTCTATTGTAAATTCATGTCCTGATGGAGGGTTGATGTTTCTGTATACTTCCAAATTTCTATTTTTTGCATTCAATGGTGGCATGATGACGTAATCTAGTTTACCTTCTTTGTTCAATGCTCCCATAGGATGCAAATCTGTACCATCATCAACCCCTAACGCTTTCTTAGGACCAAACCAAGCAAATCCTAAATCTTTTGCTAATTGTTTAGCTTCTTCTATTTGATGTTCGTTATGTCTAAAAATTAAATAGTCCCAATATGCACGTCCACCGGCAGCAATAAATGCCTTAACATTGGTCATAAGTTTGTCCCACTTGACGTTCCTACGGTAGATGTGATTGGTATCTTCTAACCCATCAATGCTAAATGTAACTGAACTTTTAGGATTATCTTTAAGTAAAGATCCTAATTTTGTCCACCATTCTGCATTTCTCATTCCACCATTGGTGTTAAACATTATATTTGTTTTAGGGCTACATTCAATAATGTACTGTACTATTTCTAAAGTATCATGTGCAATGCAAGGATCACCGTGTACTCCACAGAACAAAATCAAAGTTTGTTGTTTTAATAACTCTGGGGTAAACCATGTCTTAAACTGTTCAAATGATATTTCTCCTAGCTCAAGGTCAGGACGTAGCAGGGGACTACTTTGATGAAATCTCATACACATAGGACAAGCCGCATTGCATCTATTTGTCAATTCAATATGTAAATGATTTATTTGTTTGTAATCAAATGTTGTCGGTGTCAAAATATACTCCGTATTCTTTAAATATTTTCTTAAAATCTTGATTACGATATTCGTCACTTTTCTGTGTGACTGCTATAAATCTTTTAAATTCAATATCACTACTCTTACTACTGTTCATAAAATTAATAATACCAGGGATGTGACTCCATGCATGTGTTCTGCTCTTGTCTATTGATGATAGTCTTTCTTCTATTACCTTTTTAATTTTTTCAGGTAATATACCAATATTATGGTGCATAGGACCATGCACTAAATTTAGGTACATTCCTACGCCGCGACTAGCATACTTATTATGGTAATAGTCTACAATCTCAGGTACATTGTATATGTTTGCAACACTAATAGTAATGCACCAACTAAAAAATATGTTACCAAACTCTTCACCTATTTCTAAAAACTTTTCCATGTTAGTGTCAACTTCTTCCCACTTAGCAGGGTAACGCATAAACTCAAATTGTTCCCCTATACCATCTATACTGAAACTAACATTTACTTCTTTGAAGTTTTTCCATGTCTGCATTTCTTTAATAGGAAAATGTGTACCATTTGTATTATAGTGTAGTTCAATATCTTTAGAGATACCGGTAGATTCTGCAATCTTTAAAAGTTCCCACATTTTTTTACTCATAAACGGTTCACCGCCGTAAAAATCAAACTGCCTTATATAAGGTAATCTTGTTTTAAGTTCTTCCCAAAACGGACTTTCTTCATCATATGATTGGTGATACTTTTTTAAACCTTCGGCAAATACTTTGTATGTTACATACTTACCGCTTGTTTCATACGCTTCTTTCATCCATCCTGAACTTACATGGGGATTACAAGTTCTACAACTAATATTACAGGTATTACCCAAGTTTAATTCTAAATATGCTAAAGCATGATAAGGTTCAGTACGTCGGGCATATTTTTCGTTATCACGCATACGCTTACTTTTACGCCCAGCATCTTCTTCACGCCAACAATAATCACATCTAATATTTCGTTCACCGTTTAACATATCCTTACGAACTTCTTCAAATGCAGACTGATCCAAATGTTCTTGTATTGAGTTAGTTCCTAAAACTAGTTCAGCATCTTGTGGTTGATTTTTATACATACAACATAATTTTGTTGTACCATCGTTATTACCACTTAGTCCGTGAAATGCGTTTACGCACCATGTGTATTTTTTATTGTTAGTTGACATAATCTATAAAATATTTTAATTCAGGAAATGCTTTGTTGAAGTCTGTTCCTCTTCGGAAATCATGTTCTTCTATGAATGCTACAAAGTCCTGTCTATTTATAGCTAATTCATCTCCTTGATAGCGGTTGTGTTCTATCCATCGGACCACACGTTCTAGTTTAGCATACTCAGTAGACGAGAACGAAAACTTATCATTATCTTTAACTAACGTACCCATATAAGCTAGTGTATCATTTAGATGAACAATCATTTTATCATCTGCAATTAGACTAGATAAGTGCGGCGGTTCGATTAGATAAGGAGTATCAAACCAAATACGATGTGGGTAGCGTTTACGCAGTTCTAAAATTTTATCTAATAATAATTTAAAATTTGGAATACTTAAGAAACAGAAAGTAATCATAATACCTATACTGGTTCCAGGAACTTGTGTCAGATATAAATCTACATTACTCTCCCACTTTTCCATACTAAAACCATTTCTAATCCATTCTGCTTGTGGTCCCCAAGTATCTACACTGGTGAACAAACTCAATTGACCTATTTTATTTTCTGCTTTTAGTTTCTTACAGCCTTCTACAAATTTATTAAGATTACGTTCAGGTATGCACATATTACTGTTGATAGCAAACTCCATATCTGGTCTAGGATGCTCATCAATCCATTCTAAAACTTTAAACACGTTGCTACTCAATAAAGGCTCACCACCGGTAATACGCAATGTATGTAGTGATGGGTATACTTCAGGGAACCATTTCCAAAATGCTTCAATATAAGGGTTACCTTCTTCACGTTGATGAAATTCTCCAACTTGTGTAATCTGATGAATACTATATTGTCTGCGGTTCACATCACTTTTTAAAGGATAGTCACCGTATTTTTTAATTTCACTGTGCCATGCACTACTTACTGTGCTTGCACAATAACTACATTTTAGCTGACATTCATAACCAAAATTAATTTCTAAATATCTTGGATTAACGTTTGCTTGCCAATCTATTTTTCTTGTATCCTCTAATAGAGGTACTGCCCATGGCTCACTAGAACGTAGCATTCTATCACTAATGTGTTCACCTGGCAGGTCTTCAATATCCCAGCAATAGCTACACTCTTGTGGTCTACCACCCTCTAGCATTGTCTTTCGTTGTTCTTTCTTCCACTGACTGTTATGCAATGCACTTGGGTTTTGTTGAATTTCTTCTAAACTAACTCTCTTAGGCATTGGGTGATAGCAACTGTGATTTGTTCCGGTATGCAAATGCATACTTACATGATACCATTTAGCCAAGCAGAAGCCCGGGCCAGTTTTATCAAGTGTTATTTTGATTTGTTTAAGTCTATTATTGTGGTCTGTCATAATGATTTGCAATACTGGTAGAATGCTTCCATTTCAGGAAAAGTTTTTAAAAAGTTAGTGCCTCGTCTGTAGTCATGTTCATCTACAAATATTGCAAAGTCTTTTTGATGTGTTTTGTTTATAGTTCTATCATCAAATACACTTAAGATCCTCCGCATACGATTAACTTCATAATCATAGAATCCTCTACCGCACAATTCAGGAATATGCGTTTGTTGTAAATTATCCTGCATGAATTGAATTTGGTCTTGAATCATGCTTCTATATTCGTCAGGTAAAATCTCAATTGTTTGATGTGTGGGCCATCGTAAATATGGAATGTCTATTCCATTTGGGTGTCTATCAATTTCGCTAGTATATTTTAGTCTAAACTCTAACATATCTTTTAAGAAATCCTTAAAACTAGTGATACTCAATGCATTATAAGCACTCATTATAAAAAGTTTACAATGTGGGATCGTTTGCATCAATTGATGACAGTTATCTAACCATTCGTTGTAGTTTAGCCCATGTCTAATATACTCTGCTTTTGCACCGGTTGCTTCACAACTTGTATACACTTTAAAACTCTTAATTGCACCGGCGTCTTGCATTTGTTTGGCTAATTTTATAAATTCTAAAAATAGTTTTTTGGGAACCACTAGGTTACTGTTTATAGCAAAATCTAAATCAGGTCTAGGATTCTTTAAAATATACTCCATCATAGTAAACGTATGTTTGGTGAGTAACGGCTCACCACCGGTAATACGTAGTATTTTTAAACTAGGGTATAACTGTGGTAACCATTCCCAAAATGCATCAACATAAGGGTTTACATCTTTTTCAAGATATGGAATTCGTTTAGATGATTCTAACCAATGTATGTTATTAAATTTTTCACTAGTAGGATATTCCCCGTGTTGCTTAATTTCTTCCATCCATTTACTACTAACTTCAGGTCCACAATAACTACATTTAAAATTACAGGTACTAGAAAAACTTACTTCGATAGAACTAGGATTATGTGCTTTAGTAGGGTTATTAATAATGTCATCAATGTACGGGCTAGCCCAACTATCAATACTTTTCATTACCCTGTCACTGAATACTTCTCCGGTAGGATCTGCATCTTCTACCCTCCAGCAATAATTACAATCACTAGGTCTTTCACCTTTAAGCATCATCTGTTGATGTTGCATTTTATATTTGGTATTGTGTAATGCCGAACTATCTATTTTAATTTCTTCAATAGGAATATGATGCGAAGGATTATGATGACAACTATGAGTTTGTCCGTTATGTAAATGTATAGTTACTTGTTTCCATTTTGCTACACAGAAACTTGTGCTGATAGCATTTAACTTATCTCTAAAAGATTCGGTAAATGCTCTACGTTCTTCTGTTGTACCGTAATCATTAATTAGATTTCCCGACATTGATTACCAACCTTCTATTTTTCGTATTACATCTATTTCACGCACTAAAGGACCTAGATTGTACTTGTCACCGTTATAGTGACGCTTAAAGAACTTACTTTGTTCAGCACTCATTGTGCATATTGGTAGTCCTAACTTGTCTCTTAATTGTTCGCCAATGCTTTCTGCATTTTGTCTAGGATTTACATCTTTTATGTTCTCCCAGATTCTTGTTAGATTGTCAAACCATTGAACATCTTTTGCATTCCAATGTTCGAGCATGGTCATGTACGTTCCATACCTTGCACCGTATATTGCCCAATCACCGTTTTCTACATCTAGACCCACATTGTGCCAAATAGTTAAATTGTTAAAGTTACGTCCAGGAACATTACGTTTGAAATCTTCCATGTCTGGTTTCTTACCATTAACTAAACACATCTTAACACCTTCACGGAATCCAGCACGCCATGCTTGAAATGGTGTATAGTTAGGATGTGTTGTACTGTAACAATCGTACATACTCCAATACAAACTGTTACTGTAGTCTAAACAAAAATCAATAGTATGTGTATCATTACCATCGCTTGCTTCATGTGTACGCATATTCATTACATATTCTTTTGTCCAACTACTCATTCCACCATTGCCATATCGTAATCCATTAATGGCGTTAACTGCTCTCCAACGATATTGAGCTTTTTGAAAATCTTCGTGCTTGTCTGTGAAGTCTAATTCTAAGTTAAAGAACTCCATATTAGGCATGTTGTCACCGTCAATCAGTATGAAACGTTCTGTATCACTTGCCATTGCGGCTGCTTTGTGTGCGGCGTCACTACCCTTAACGCCGTCTACTCTACGTGCCCATGGCACCATGTTTTTAATTTTTAACCAGAATTCTTCTTTTTGTGGTTCATCATAGCTAAGATAGATACAATCTAAATCCGCTACATCAATTATTTTTGAATTCATATTTTTTCATTTCCCATTTAACCGTTTTACCAGTATACTCACTAGAGACAACTATATTGATATCCTCAATTGCACAACGTGTTCCTTGTGTTGACTCTATTAATTTTTGCATACTCAATGATGGTTTAACTTCTTCAATTTTTTCATTAACAACCATAACATTCTGTCTGCATTCTGCGTAAGTTTGGGAATCAATAACTATAAACTTACCTTCTAATTGGTCACACGAATAACATATTATACTACCATCATCGTTATAGTACAACCTAAATTCAATTTCTTTTCTTTGAATTGGGTTATAATCTTGGATAAACTTCTGAAACTCTGTATCGTTAGACAATTCCATAATGATTCCTTAATACAGTATTAAAGGGTTTAACATGGTAGTGAAACGGATATTCTTGTACGATGGAGGAAACTTTTAATACAGGGGTCAATTCATACACTAACTCTGAAGTCCAATCGTCAGCAACCAAATCATTAATAAAAGATTTCATGTGTATCATACTAAATTCTGTGAAATTAGGTAATGTAGTATTTTCTATACCTAGAATATGACAAGCAATACTATAAACCCAATCAGTTGTAGCAATTTCATCAGTATTACATTTTAGCATTGGTATAAATTGTTCCCAGTTTGTAAAGATATGTCTTACTATCTTATAAAATTTTTCAGCCAACTCTGACTTCTTGAAATAAGTGATTGCATTATAAACATCTGGCAAATTATTATTGGTAATGAATGTTCTATAATATTTTACATCTGATATTTCATTATGAAAGTTTCGTATATTACTACTGACAACTACATCACGATGCTGTAAAATATCCCACCAATACTCTATGTTTCTAGGGATAATCATATCAGCTTCTAATTTGATAGTATAGTCATAGGGGCTAGCTTCATATACTTGCCAGTCATTACTTAACTTCCAATTACTTGCTGGTTCTTCATCACCATAAGGCAATGCGATTATATTATCAAAATACTTACTGGTTCCTGCATAGGATGTAACCAATGATACTGATTCATTTGGCATTACTTTTTTAATACTTTGAGACAAAGTTTCAGCACAACTAACATAATCAGTGGTTGATGTATTCTCTGCAACTATTACAAAACCTCTGTTCATGCTATCTCCATAAAGTTTTCTTTGTTCATCATGTGAAAATCCATATCTTTCACGATAACATATTCTTTTCTAACTTTAAATCGTTGAGTATTGTCTTGCAAGACAGTGTATGAAGTATTGAAAGGTTGAGAAGTGTTAGGGACTACAGATGCTTCTTTAACTACGTGAGTTAGATTCCATGGAATATAATTTGTCTTATCTTCTAATTGTCCATGAAGTGTACGCAATGCAATCGTTAATGCAAAATCATTTCTATAAAAACCTACGGTAGGGTCATATATTTTTATATAGTGATTATAGTTTTCCTGAATCATTTTCATACAATCAAAAATAAGTTTAGTCTTTTTAGTTTTTTTGAAGTACAGTACTGTTGCCCAAAAGGTGTCAAACGAATGTTTACTTATTCTTTCTTGCCCCATATATGGATTCATCAAGTAGTTTATTTTATTATGACACATGAAATCATCATATAAGTCAAATGGTTTTAATAACGTATTAGTGTTGATTAAGTAATCTGTATCTAGCAACAAGGTTTCATCGTATGGACTTAAAGTGTATGCTCGGTACCTACCCTTGTTTATCCATATATGATTCTCAACGTTTTTATTTGTGTTGTCTGACTCTACAACAATCGTATTATCAAATGTATAGTCATAGTTGTCTATGATTGTATTTGCATCTGTGACCACAGTCACCGGTAAGTTTAAGAAATGATTTATTCTTTTTGCAGTTGCTACAGCCATACCATAGTAATCTACTACGCCGTTGTTGAATGCAAATAGCAAAACACCCTTGCTCATTTGTTTTTCTCTAACTCAATATATTCGTTGTACCATTGTTCCATAACTGTGTTGTAAGTTTCTCTTAACTTTATTTCTAATTGTCTGATATCTACTCGAACAGGATTTTCATATGAATCTAATAGAACTGTATGAGACCTATCAGTGATTGTTAAGAATGCTATCAACTCAGGTGTGGCTTTCCATAATCCACCTTGCTCGGCAATTATTAGTTTACTTTGGTATTTGCTTTTTAGATATGCTTTTGACGAATTGTGGTTAAATCGTGCTTTGGCTTCGGTTATTAATTCTTGTGTATCCATGTATACTCCTAGAAGTATTTACTAGATACTAGCAGTGTTATAGAATTTTATTGCCCAGTAACCGAACCAACATAAGTTGGGGTTCCCCAACTGTTAGCAATATATGTACTTGCAGGAGGACGAAATAGCAAATATGTAGTTGATCTGGTTCTACCATTTACACTTCCTGCTCCAGTCACTAAACCATTGGGTACTTCATCCCATGTTGTTACAAAATTAATAGTAGAACCATTATTAGTTAGGTATGCATTAACTTGAATATAATTTTGATTATACACTGTTCCGCTTCCACCAGTAAATGTTCCACCAAATTGTTTAAAAATTGTGGTAGAAGTGGTAGTTAATCCCGCATATCCAGCAGTTGTAGTTATAGTGGGAGAAAGGCCGCCACCACCTACTTTTTGTAATCCAGTATAACTAGTTCCTGCAATAGTTCTAGTTCCAGAAGAGTGACCACTAATCACTAAACTTCCACAATTCGTAGCAAGAGTATTAAATAATCCATCGATACTAGAAGCACTTGCCGGGTGCAAGAATTGAAGTACTATTTGTCCACCTGCATTAAAATAATTAATCGCGGATGTTGCACTTGCAAAAGTTACAGTTTGTGTAAAAGTTATATAATTGTACCACGCTAAAGTAGTTTCAGTAAAATTAGTTGTTGTTGTACCTTGTGCCGCAGCATTAAAATTATCAATTGCTGTTATATTTGTAGAAAAAGCGGTAGAAGCTATTGTAGCCCCACCTTTATTAACTGCGGGAAGAGCAACAAGTGTTGTTCCTTGATGTGCTCCTAAATTTGTTATTGCTGATGTTAGTGTAGCCCAAGTAGTTGCATAAACTGGGGCACCCTCAACACCAACTGGTATATTAGTTTGACCTAACGCGGTAAGTTTAGAATTTACTGATGCAATGAAAGTATTAACATCAACATCATCAACTTTTCCACCTTTTGTAAATGTCATGTGATTCCTAAATTATGATCCAGTGACAGATCCGGTAAATGATAACGAAGACCAACTATTAGCTATGTAAGTTGTTGATGGATATTTGATTAGGACATAAGTTGTAGTTTTAGTTCTTCCACCTACATTACCCAAACCAGTAACTAGTCCATTGGGAATTTCATCCCATATTGTTTGGAAATTAATTGTTGTTCCACCGTTTGTTAGATATGCTTTAACTTCAATATTGTTTAAACTATATACATTGTTTGGGTGTGAGTATAATCCTAGACCAGTACTAACGTATGTTCCACCAACTTGTTTAAAAATTGATTGTGGCACAGTAGTTAATCCTGCATATCCTAAATTAGGAGATATAGTAGGTGGCTTTCCTTGACCACCAACTTTAGTGACCCCGTCAAAGGTTGTACCAGCGACAGATATATTTCCTGAATTATGTCCACTTAATACAACTGTACCGCAATCATATGCTAATTGATTAAAAACAGTATCTATTCCGTTAGTATTTGCAGGATGCAAGAATTGCAATGCAATTTGTCCACCTGCATTAAAATAATTAGTTGCGGCAGTTGTATTAGCAAATGTAACAGACTGTGTAAATGTTAACTGATTTGACCATGTACCTGAGGCTTCAGTATAATTAGATACTGTTGTTCCTTGTGCAGCCGCATTTTTTCTACCACTAGTAATTGATGTGATTGCTGTACTAATTGTTGGCCAACTAATAGTTGGCTTACCTGTAATGACCTGTGTTGTTGTATTTGGTAGTACCGCTGTTATTGTATTTTGATGGCTGGCAATTGAATTAATCTTAGTAATAAGATTTTGCCAAGTATCTGCCGTAACTTTATCATATTGAGATACTGACGGTAGATTAGTTTGGCCTAACGTAGTTAATGTTGAATTTAAGCCAGTCGTTAGATCGTTAATGTCAGACGCTTCAATTTTACCGTCTTTAGAGTATGCCATAACTAATCCTTATCTTATCATTACAATGGCTTCAACTGTCCCATCATTTTCATCTAATTTATTAGTTAGAGCGCGGCCTATAGTATTGAATGCTGTTAGTTCTCCTGGAGCAGCCGATCTTGCATAGCCGTTTCCTGCACTAACTAATCTATCACCTTTTTTAATCTGACCTTTTACTTTGACTGGTACACGACCGCTTACTGCGATTGGAGGATGAGTTGCATTATTTCCTGCACTGCGATTCATTAACATGGCAGCAGTATCACTAACTACTCCAAATACAGTTTCGCTTAAATCTTCAACTACAGCAGTAATTTCTTTTTCTCCGCCAATTTCAACGACAGTACCTGCATCATATTCTGCATCTGCCTCAAAACGTTCTGCCAAGTCAGCATATGTTGCTTCAAAACGTGCACCAGCAGTTAGTGTCCAGATTCCTGAAACATTGCCGCCACCTGCAATTGCATTTGCGGTTATCTTGTTAACTTGAATGTTTGCAGTTGTTGGGTTACCGGCATAGAATGACGTAACGCCACTTGAACCGGTTAGATAATTAAAGACATTTGAATTTGTATACTGACCTGATGGATTGAAATCAGCACCATTTGCATACATGTATTTGTCAGTTTTAATACCATATGAACTCGAAGTAAATGCAAGATTTCCACCTATAGTTAATGCATTACCTGTTCCAGTTAATGTCCATTTTCCTGTTAGTGTTCCTGTAGTATCAACACCCCCAGTACTGATAGTTTGAGAATTTATACTACCGATTGTACCGGATGTTGCACTCATTGCGCTTGCAAGTAGAGTTTCAGTTACTGTTGCTAAACGAACAGTTATTGTATCTCCCAAAAGTGCATTAGTAATAGATGCATTATTAGCAACAATATTACCAGTAACGTTCAAGTTACCAAATGTTGCACTTCCACCTGAGTTTGTACTTGCTAGTGTTAGCCAAGAAGTTGAGCTAGTTGTTCCGTCTGCTGGGCAAACATTAAGTGTTCCGTTATTAGTATTGAACCATAACTGACCTTTTAACGGATTAGCCGGGGGAGTATCACTAGCAAAATTTTCAATTATCTTAACGAAATTGGTGTTTAGTGTTTGTCCATAACCAGCATAGTTACGACCAGGAAGTCCTAATGATGTGCTAGTAGTATTAATGGTTCCATCCTGAATTGTAGTCAGGGTGACTCCATTAGTTCTAATAATTGTGTATGCCATTCTGTTTTACTCCGCAATATTAATATATTTATCTTTAACCTGTGATTAAATTGGTCAAACTTTGAATTCGAACCGTATAATCAATCTGAATCTGTCTATTTAAACTCTTTTGAACTGGGTGAAACACCACATGAGTTAGTAGTTTTGTTAATTCATTTCCATTTGCATCGCTGCCGTAGTCTGCAAGCAAGCCGATTTCGTCAAAAACAAATGCGGATTTACTTTTAGTAGCATTATCAAATGCTAATTGTCCTGCAGGTTCGCCGTAGTCCAACAAACATTGGACAATAATATCGGTATAGACCTTACCAGTCGTATGACTAACTAACATTTTATTTCTGGTTGCGTCACTGTTTAAAACGCTAGTATCATCAACAACCTTAACGTAAGTCTGATTATACAATCCTGCATTTTGACCAATTGTATTAGTTGGAAGATACGTAATTACACCGGTTTCGTCAACACTTGCGCCACCGTTTCCAAACGCCATTTTATAGATACTTCCATATCCACGACTGCCTAAAGTGTCTGCAATTGCTACACTGATGTTTTCATAGTGAATAGCATTGTGACCGTCATAAAAAACTTCCCCGTTGTTGGGGTCAAAAACCTTTAAAAAGCCCTCGATTTGAATTGGAATTGTTACTTGTGACATTAATCGTCGCCTCGCATGTGTAATATAATCTCTTTGGTATTAGGATCAGAAATCTTAATAACTGAACTAAAAATAAACCCTCCCTGCTCGTTTGGGGCAGGGGTAGAATCTTGTTGTTTGGGTTGCTCTACATCAATGGGTTTTTCGTTCATAATCATTTATTTATCTCTTATGGTAAACCGATATTTAAGAACTTAGCTGGGATACTATCGCTAAATTGCAAAGGATCGCCCTTAGTATTATATATTCTTCTGTTCCAAGAATCATTGTAATGTACATCTGGTAATTTGTTGACATTCACTATCGGGAACACCAATGAATTAGTCTCTTGTACTGAAAGTATACCTGTATGCTCTATTCCGCGGGTCAAACCAGAAACAGTATTATATACAGAATCAAGTACATTAAAACGTATTTTTTCTCCGTTAATTTGTATTATTCTAGTACCTTCAGGTAATATAGAAACATCACTAAGATATACAATATCATCACTAGGATATAACGGTTGAACTAACCAAGTTCTGTCATTTACTGTTCCTTTATATACTGATCCAGTACCGTTCTTGCTTACATTTAATATGTAACTGTTGCTATTTGGTGTAGCCCCCGGAACCATAGAAGTAACTATAACTTCATCCCCAATATTAATTTCTGTACTTATATGTAATTGTGTTGAATTTTCACCAGGGACAAAACTCAATTTACTTGAACTAATTCTTTCACCGTTAATCGTTACCCAAGTTCTTGATTCATCACTAGGTACAACATAGAACGTATCATTGGTTAATTCTATTGTTACGGGTGTTACTGAAACTGATAACAAGTTAGACACTAGAGAAACATATCCCCCGCTTTCATAGTTAGAAACATCTGAACTTATTATTGGGTATTGTAACCCAACATCGCTGTAAATACTATATCGATAGTATGTAACAGTGCTGATAACAATACTGGTTTCTACTTGAACATAAACTTGTGTATTATTCAATTGGGATGAGCCAACCAACCCATCAATAGAAATATAATCACCGGTAATATATCCAGGATCATTTGCAAACAAAATTAACACATTGAAATATGAATCATTATCTACTGAATAGAGGGTAGTAACTTCTAAGGCAGAACTAGTATCTGTGTTTAGATATTGTCGTACAGTAGAATTATATGTAGTTACTGCAATAATATCATCCGCAGATAAAGATGCAGTAACTGTCAATGTGTTAGTTACAATAGAATAGTCTGCACTTGATAATCTATATCCATTCTTTTCAACAATAGCATTTGCAATGTTATCGCCGCCGGTATAATTATTCAAAGTGAATGTTTGTGCACCTGATGTGTATGTAAATACTTGAGTTTCCGGAATACTATACCCAAAGTGATTGTTGGTGTTGTAGTCAGTAACAGTAGTACTATCTTGTAATACAGCATAAGAAATAAAATCAATAGATGGATCATAAACCTCTTCAAAAGTAATTGCTAGAATATTATTCTCAACTAAACCTAATGAATAGTCTGTGCCATAAACTAAACGAGAACCATTTAGATATACTATCGGTGTTTCTGTTTGAACATACAACGTATCCAAACGTATTTCACTATTTTCAGTCAACGTATTAGTGTATAAAGGAGTATTATCAGTTGTTCCTCTTGCAAGTTGATTACCATTTCCAATTTCGTATACTTCAATCATTAGTGAAGTTCCTGCAACTAATGCAGTATTCAAAGTAACAGTTTTGTTTATCCAATCAATTGAATAATCAATTGTTTCATAAATTCTTATACCAATCAATGTTTCACTATCAACTATAAACAATGACAATTGCGCAGGGTTCTGTACCATGTTGTCAAAACTTACTGTCAATTGCCCGCTTGTATCTATTTTAGATACCATATTGAAGCCAGTGTAACCATACAAGAAAACTTGCGATAATGTATCATTATCCCACCATGCACCAGGACGTGTATTCACTATCATATTAAGTGAGTCACTTACTACTCCAGGTACTAATTCTTCGGGTCCAAATCCTGACAAGAAGTCACTACCTTTAATATCATAGAATGGTTTATTGGTTGTGATAAAACTAATATCATTCCAACTATTTCCACTAGTACTACTGAATATTGCACCACCGTCGCCTACTATGAAATATTGGGATCCATCATATATTACATGTGATAGATTATTTGTAATATTTGTTGTTAACTGGTCCCATGTATATCCATCGTTTGATACTAATATTGTGCCATTTTCACCAACTATGACAAATTTACCATTAGCATACACACTGCTTAATAGTGTTTCAGTTGTTGTTGTGGTAGCTTTAATCCAATTATGTGCATTGGTACTAGTCCATATTTCACCGTTTTCACCAGCGACTACTATCAAATCCTCAGAATTTGATACTGTACGCATTCCATATGTAGAGAATGATGGTAACTGTGTAGTCCAAGTCTCATCATCTACACAAATTGTAATCTTTGCAAAACTTTGTACTATCGGGGCGGCTGTACCTTGACCACTGATTACTCTATTGCCCTTACCAACTGCAATATATCCTTTAAAATGTACAGTATCAGCATATATGATATCGTAAGTAATGTTATCTAAATTTGTTGAAGTTGATGATAATGTTTCCCAAATAATACCGTCATCACTACCTAAAATATCATATCCAGTTGCAAAATATCTTTGGTTGTGATAGAGAACAGAATTAAGAACATCTTGCGGGAATGTAACTGATATTTCATCATATCCTTCGATATTATAGCCAAATCTATCATATGAGAATACATCACCTAATGTAACCCAATTAGTTAAATCAAAACTTAACATCAATGCAGTTTTAGGATTTTTCGTACTAATAATATAATGACGAACACTATCATCAATGTTGTATGTAATATCAGTTACTCCTAAGGACTGGTTAGATAAATCTTTTATAGTCCAATCTGTGCCATTCTCACTTGTCAATAAAACTGAATTAGTTGCCGCTTCTCCAACTGCAAGATATTGAGTGTGGTCAATAGAACCTTCTTCATCATAAACGGGAACTGAAATAATTGACTTGATATCAATATCTCTAGGATAGAATCGTTGATCCTTCAAGGTTACATCTAGCGGAAGTAATTCATCTTCTGCAAAACTATTACCATAGTATACTGGATGTGGATTTGAAACTCCTTCAACTAATTGAGCCAAATCTTTAGCAGGCATGTCTAGTGTAGGTTCGTAATAACCCATTATTCTGTCTAATGCATTTAATCTTCTGTCACTTACTTGGATTTCAATCCATTTATTATAATCAAAATAATCATCACTGTTACTCTCAATACAACGCCATACTTTATGATTATATGAAACTAAAGCCTCTACTGTATATTTGTAACCACCTGTCACTAACAATGGTTCTGGCAAATAAGCAAAGTCATTTGTACCATCAGAACGATACATAAAGTTAGAGAATATAGTAGGAGTCAATAGCCCTGGATCATCATATATTTTTAGTTCAGTTGCAGTTACCGGAACAACATAATACTGTTTAATCTCACCAACTGAAAGACCGGATATTTCAGATATTTGTATTGCACCTGTCACATCATTGGCATACTGTATATCAATAACCGCATCATTGCTTCCAGTAACTCCGCCTAACAATCCGCCGGGGACAACAATTTGATCTCCATCAGAGTATATTGTACCTGGATTGAGAATCTTCATATAATATCTGTTAGCTACTGTCAGTGGATTAAATCTAGGTCTATGAATTTCAATAATCGCACCACCGTTTGTTGTAATAGAAGTTAATGTACTTACTGTCTGTGAGACACTCACTGTATATGTACCAGTACCTCCGGTTCCTATCAGATAAGATGTAATAGTAGTTCCGGCAGTGACTCCGGTACCGAATAACACTTGACCCACAGTCAATTTACCTTTAGTTACTTTTGTAACTGTCATGGTAGTACCTGATATGGTTGCTTTAAAGTTTGCACCTGTATCATCGTACACGTAAGGGTCAATCTGTCTAAAGAAATAAGTTCTTAGTCCTTTAATTTGACCTGGCTTCAATGTGCTTGGTAAATAGCTTACTTGAATTACTGTTGTTAGGTCAGCTTCTTCTGTCGCTGATACAATAGGTAA